ACATGAAGTGCCAGCAATACTTGAGGCATCAAACATCGTGTCGCGCATAGATAAACTTGAATCAATGGTCTTAGAATTGCTTACTCATGAGCGCAAGAAGAATATCAAAAAGCGAACAAGCCGCTAAACGTAAGCGGAAAGAAGCCGCTGCGCGTAGAACAAAGGCTGACATTTTGCTACCCATAGATATATGGGCTGCATCTATTGTTGAATGTTATGAAGCCTTGGTTCGTGCTGGATATGGTGAAGATAGGGCGCGCTGGTACATTGAAGAACAGCTGCGTTTACCCGATTGGGTAATAAATAATCCTGATCATTCTCCATACGATGATGAAGATGAGGATGAAGATTAAGCGAATCGTAGTTATATCTGATTTGCAAGTACCCTTCCACGATAAGAAAGCAGTTAAGAATGTCGCACAGTTCATCAGGAAATACAAACCTGATGACGTTCTATGTGTGGGCGATGAGATTGACTTCCAAACAATTAGCCGCTGGTCAACCGGTAGAGATGAGTGGTCAGGAAGCATTGGTAGAGATCGTGACGAAACTGTGCGCGTTCTCGCCGAGCTTCAAGTACGACATCTCAGCCGAAGCAATCACGGAGCAAGGCTCTACAACTCACTAAGCAAGCGCCTGCCTGGGCTCATTGGTCTGCCGGAATTAACCATAGAGAAGTTTCTACACCTAGATGATTTAGGTATTACCTACCATAGCAAGCCATATCAATTCCATGATGGCTGGGTAATGGTTCATGGCGATGAGCAGAGCATCAAGCCACAAGGGGGTTTGACGGCCCTAGAATCGGCTAAAAGGCATGGTTTATCGGTGGTCTGTGGTCATACCCATAGACAGGGGATTTCAAGCTTTACAACGGCTTCTGGGGGCGTTTTAAGGGGTGTTCTCACAGGCTTTGAAGTTGGACATTTGATGGATGAGAGCCAAGCCTATTACACACGCGGAACATTTAACTGGCAAAAAGGTTTTGGAATCATTTACATAGACAGAAAGCGTGTGCAGCCTGTAGCCATACCAATAGAAAAAGATGGCAGCTTCTTGGTTGAAGGCAAGCGGTATGGTTGAGGATATTTTTCCAATTCATAGGACTATTGATGATCACATGGATAACTTTGACGGCGTGTCGCTTATTGACAAATAGTATATAGACCCTTCAAAATAGGATTTGAAATCCTATTTGAAAGGGGTTTAGGGCATGACGATTAAGTATGATCGTAAGTCGGGTGCGTATACCGATGGCAAGCACTTTGTGCGAGCTTCATTCATACGCGATTTTGCAAAGAAAAAACTAGGCATGAGCCAAGAGCGCGGCAGAATTAGCCGTGAAGTTTTGGCTGCCTATTTTCTTGATGTACATGGGGTGAGCGATGATGTTGAATGATATTCGTTTAGTTGAGTTGGCACTCTATTGCTTTTTATTTGTATTAGGTGCATACACAATCGGTGTATTCATTAAGGAGAAGGGCTACAAGGAAGGCTGGGCAGATGGTTACAGACGGGGCAAATCAGTTGCGAGCGAAAGATATATTGACTAATGCAAACGACACGATCATTAACAGAGGGTCAACGCATGGTCATTACGACCACACAATGTTACGAACGGCAAAGCTCTGGGAATCATACTTTGAGCGACCTATTGAGCCGATGGACATTGCAATCTGTATGGCATTGGTCAAGCTCGCAAGAATTATGGAAACTAAATCAAATCACGATTCTTGGGTGGATGCCGTTGCCTACTTCGCCATTGCCGGAGAACTCGCCGTCAAAGATTGGGATGATCTTAATGCTTTCTAGATCACCTAAGGGAACTTGGTGTGATTACTGCAAAGGCCGATATGGCACTAGCAATTTACGTGGACAAACGCAAGCTGTATGGCAAATTACTAGCAAGCGATATGGCAAGTTGATTGTCAGGCATTACTGCCAATCTTGCGCCAATGAAGTTCAAGAATGGCCAGATGGCAGCACTTGGACTTTGAAGGAACAAATTGACTATGCAAAAGGAGAAACACTAGATGTTTAATTTAGCAAACTATGAAGATGTAGATACGAGGATACACAAATTTTATGAAACCTACGAAGACGGCTCAATACTCACAGAACTCATTACCAATGACGAAGAAAAAGGCATTGTTATATTTAAGGCAGTTGCTTTCCGTACCCACGTTGATACTGCTCCTTCCGCTATTGGTTATGCGCGCGGCGCTCGCAAGGATCGGGGTGTTGATCGCGATTTTTGGTTTGAAAATTGCGAAACTAGCGCAATTGGAAGATGCCTGGCTAATCTCGGACTTAGTGCTAAAGGAAAGCGAGCAAGCAGCATTGAAATGGCTAAGGTTAATGAAGCTAAATCAGACACTCCAATACGTGTACGCACAGAAAGTCATAAGGAGTTTTTACAAACAACAAATCCAGGAGCTGAAATAGTCTGGGATACCACTATTGAGCCACCGGCCGATATAGATCCTGTATTTGATAATGCTTTAGAGCTGCTAGCGGAAAAAGTAGGAGCACATCCGCTGCCCACTTGTCAACACGGCGCACGTACTTTAAGAGAAGGCACAGGCGCTAAAGGGCCTTATCGTGGTTGGGGTTGCCCATTGCCATATAAGCGTAAAGCTGAGCATTGCAAGATGATATGGATGATGCTAGGCAAAGATGGTAAATGGTCATTTAGACCTGAAGATGAAGAATTGTTAGTGGGGTGAAATGATGTTAGTAATGGATAAACTACTTGACGTGTGCGACAATTGCAATGAGCCAATAACGGCTGGGTCTACGAAACCTTGCAAATGCCACACATGCCAAGTTAGGACTAACTAAGTGAGTAATCAAAGTCGCAAGCACCGAGGCTATGCAACGCAGCGTATTGTAGCAGAATATCTGCAAGCGCAAGGCTGGAAGCATGCACTACCTGTTGGAGCTGGTAGAGATGGTTCAGACATCACCGGAATTGATGGCCTGGACATTGAAATCAAGGCTAGGACAAACCTAGATTTGTCTGGGCTTATGCGCCAACTTCATGATCGCAAGGCAAACAAAGGGATGGGCGTGGGTGTTCTACGTCTAAATGGTCAGGGTGAGAAATCCGTTGAGCAATACGTTGCTGTTCTCACCTTGGCTGATCTAGTGTATTTATTGCAGGCAAGTGGCTACTGAACCTTATCTAATACATCGTTGCAAAGGATGTGGACTATGGATATATGGAAAAAGAGATTACTGCGAGGCATGCAACACGCCCGAGATTACGCACAAATAAAGACTATATTTGACATCATCGGTATGCTAGGCATGCCAGCAAGCCTGAAAGGCAGCTTGCACGGCAAGCCAGCATTTGCAAGAGCTATGTTTATTGCTGGATTAGCAATTGCACTACTGCCGCTGCAAACAATACAAACAAACGCTGCTGATAAGCGCAGCTATCATGTTATGAATATTAAGTTATATGCCTACAATCAAATGGAATGGAAGCAGTTTGAATGCTATAACTGGCTTATACATCATGAGAGTAGATGGAACTATAAGGCTAGAAATGGTAGCCATTACGGATTAGGACAGATGCGTTCTAAGTGGTATGGCACATTAGATCCATATAAGCAAATAAAGGTACATTTAAAATATGTTAAGCATAGGTATGATGGTTGTGCCTGTAAGGCATATCAACATTGGAAGGATAAGGGATGGCATTAAAGCCATATAGAGCTACATCGCATTGGAAAAAGATAAGGTTGCAAGTACTTAACAGAGATGGTTGGACATGCACCTACTGTGGTGTAAGTGATGCTAATGAGGTTGACCACGTTTGGCCTAAATCTCGCGGTGGTGAGGATACGTTAGACAATCTCGTATGTGCATGTCGTAGGTGTAACATACTTAAAAAGGATAAAACGGACAGCGTTTTTTCAGGCTCAGCTTCTACCCCCCCTGCCTTTCGCTTCAATAACTCTCCAAAAGGTGCAAATCAATCCAAATCACTTCAAAACGGACATACATCAATCCACATTGATGCAGATTCTCCCTTTATTAGTCCAGGTCAGCCGGGGGCTAATTGAAGAAGGCACTTAAAGGGGCAACTAAGCCGCGCTTGCAGAATGCGCCGCTTAAAGGCAAGACCAGATTGCCTGAGGTCAAGAAATT